GCGGCGACATCGGCGAGGTTCGCCTGGAAGTCGCTGACGCGGACGGTGCGGCGCATCTTCTGGGCGCGGGCGCTCAGGAGGACACGGTTGGCGGTGGCATCCGAGAACTCGGACACGTCGGCGGAATCGACAACGCCGTCCGTGGAGGGCGAGTTGTAGGAATCGGCGAGGTAGGAGTAGACGGAGGGATTGGTGATGTCGGCGCCAGTTTTGGCGACCGAGCTGGAGATGGGGGTGTTCTTCGCATCAACAACGGTCAACACGTCGAGGAGATCCTCGCGGTTGCCAACTGCTGGGAAGAGAGTTCCTGCGGGAGCTGACATGATATTTAGAGTTTTCTAAGGTTTGTTGGGTTTATCCGAACAGCGCTTCGCTCATAAAATCGGCAACGTCATCAAGACGACCCGAGGCGAGCATTCTGTCGCGCGTCACTTTGGACGCGCCTTTGGTCGAAGTTTTCGGCGAACTGATCGGCTTTACAGGTGTGGGCGTTTTACTTGCTGCTTTCGCGGACGAGACTTTGCCGGCGGCCTTGCTCTTGGCTTGGTCGGCGGCTTGTTTGGCCATGAGGGTCTGCTCTCCGTAGAGGGCCAGACCGACCCAGTATTCGGCTTGCGGGAGCTTCAAAAGCTCCGGCGCCTGCTTGACTGTGGCTTGGAACGCCGTGTGCATCGGCGTGCCTTTTTTGAAGATATCGGGGAAGAGGTTCTTCGCTGCCTCGACGGCCGGTTGACGCTGGGCGAGCCATTGCTGGCGTGCCGGGGCGTGGATGGTTAGAACATCGTCGGCTTTGAGGAGGTAGTCTTTGACTTGGTCGCTATCAACGTAGACCTCGCTGCCGTCCGGTCGTTTGACCGTGGCGCCGTCGCTGTTTTTTAAGGCCCAGCGGCGGACTTCCTGCGCGGACTTGATTTTGGCGTCCAGCGCTTCGGAGGTGTCTACATCGGCCAGCGGGTTCTCCGCGGTCGGCTGCAGCACAGGGCGTGCGGCTTCGTTGACCTGGGCTTCCAGCTCGGCGAGGCGCTTTTGGGCTTCCTCGTATTGGCCTTTGACGGTGGCGGCTTCTTCGGCGGCGGCGCGCTTTTGCGCGGTCAGTTTATCAATCCTTTTTTGGATCTTGTCCTGGCTGATTGGCTTTTCGTCCTCTTCGCCGGCCTCGTCTTCGTCCTCGGAGCTTTCGTTGTCCTCGGTCGCTTCCTCGTTATCTTCGGAGGTTTCCTCGGATTGCTCCGCAGATTCCTCGTTCGTCTCGTCTTGTGAAAGATCGCCGGATTCCTCCGGTTTCACCTCTTCCTCAACGCGCTCGGCCGGTGGCCGCAACTCATCGAGAGCTAGTGAAAGTATATCGTCCTTACCTGCAGCCGGAGCTGCTTTCCCTTCGTCCATGGAATAACCTCCAAGTAGTGCCAGGGCGTTCAGCGCCCAGTCCGATCAACAACCTTGCGTGCCATGAGGGCACAACTCACCGTTGATACTATCAAGTATAGCGGCTGCTGTACAAAAGTCCAGCACTATTTTCTATTCCACAGTCACTGACTCGGCGCGGCGCTGCTCGAGCGCGTCCCACAATTCGTTGAGCGCGGAGAGCTGGCCGGCGGCATGGGCGAGATATCCCGGTTCCTTGGCGGTGGCCATGGTGCTGACGAGCATGGAGGTGTCGGCAATGCGGTCTTGGATCTCAGTCATCACAGCGATGAAGGCCGGCGGCGCCTGATCGCGGCTGAAGGCGAGGGCACCCTTGGGTTCGTAGTTGTCGTTGGGCCGGTAGAGATCGGCCGGGATGGCTTTGGTTTTCACGAATAGCATAATTTTTACGTTGTTTGTGTTCGAGGTTTGCAAATGGCGAATGCAGTCGGTTGACTTGCTTAACTCGTCATTTGTGATGATTTACGCATGTGAATTGGGGTTAATTCGTCATTTCTGACGCTTTAGATCCAAAACGGATACATGACCTTGTTGGCGGCAATGACGTGCGGGCCGCACTCATGGCAGACCGGCCCGAGCATTTCGTCCACGCCATGGATGTCCTCGATACCAAGCTGCTTGGAACACACTCCGCAGCGCGGCGGCTCTTTGCTGCGTCCGCGCCATGGGCGCACACGCGGAGGCGGCGGGACGATGCCGGATGGAGCCATTAGTAGCTGCCTCCCTCGGTGCAGCGCAAAATGTCGCCCTCAACGTTGATGGCGTCCGAAAGGCAAACGTATCTCAGGAGGTCAATAAAGTCTTTGGTCGCGCCTTTTTTGCCGTCCGCCGCAGTGTATGTCTGCAGCGCGTAGATGACGTTCTTGCAGTTCTCGCTGATGTAGAGCTTTGGTTGGTTGCGGGCGTCTACCGGCTTTTCGGGGTTGTATGACAGGGCGTCGTTGATCATCGACACACCTTCATCGATGGAATCACCCGGGGTGGCCGTGAAGTTCATGTCCAAGTCGGCCATCTCGTCGATGAGGGTCGTTGGGGATTCCTTGCCGAGCGTGCGGGCGTGGCCGTAGCGACTGTCCATCCAGCGTTCAAAGATTTCCTCGCCGTTCTCAACGCGCAGGATTTCGTCGCGGTAGCGCTCAAGGCCGAAACCGAAGTCCTGCTGCGCGGGTCCGGGTTTGCCGTCGAGCTTCTTGCCATCCGGCAGCGCCCACTCGCCGGCATAACCAATGCCCTCGATGTAGGACGTTTGGTCTGGCCATTCGCGGTAGACCACAATTCGGCCAGACGTGTCGTGGACGGTCCAGATCATGGCCCAGTTCTTGCCGCTCGCCGGATCGACCCAATGGTAGCGGGTGCCTTGCGGGACATCCGAGGCGCGGATGACGTGGACCTTGGGATTGAACAAGGGGAAGCGGCCGCTGATGGCTTTGGTTGGGACGCCGTAGGCGCGGCACAAAATCTTTTCTTTAGTCTCGTTCTTTAGCTCCTGCCGCATGCGCGTCCAGCCTGCCCAGGGATTTGACTGCGTGTGGAAGTAAAGAATCGGGCGGCCTTTGGGATTGATCTGCTCAATGGGCACCTTCTCGTAGCCGGCGATCTCGCCGCGGTCGTTTTTGAGCGGGAGCAGCTCGGCGTCGGTGTCGGTGATGGTCTTGGCGCCGGACAAATAGTCGGCCACGGTCGGCGACCAGCCTTCGACCGGCGTGAATGTCACGGCGAGCTTGCCGTTGCGGTCAACGAGGCGGAAACGGAGGGTTTCGAGGACATCCAGCGGGACCAATTCGTCCGCCCAGGCGAAATCGATTTCGCCGCCCTCCAGCGTGCTCGGGTCTTGCGCGTAGTTGCGGAAAATGCAGATCGACTGGTTTGGTGCAACGAATTTTGCCTCGGTGAAGCCACCTTTGACGCTGTAGGTGATGTTGGTGACCTGTCCCTTGCGCGCATTACGCCATTCTGGCGGCATATATTTCCAGACGCGGGGCTGCATTAGCTCAATGCTGTTCGGAGCGGTGGTCTGGAACAGCCACGCAACGGCTCCCGGCTTGGAATACATGATTTTGAGCGCTTCTTTCGCGGCCCACTCCGTTTTCCCGCTCCGGTTTCCGCCCAAAACAAGCAATTCACGGTGCTTTTCCAGCAATTCGGACGCGCGTTTCCACACCGGCGGGATAAAGCCATAGCGAAACGGGTCTGATGCCTCGCGGGCGATCAGCTCGTCGCGTGTTTTAAGATATTTCAAGCCTTCGTCCGGTCCCAATTTCTCGAGCAAGTCGAGATCGACCTGCATGACGGGGTGCGGTGTGGGCTTGAAGCGTGTCTGGTGCTCGTTCACGAAATAGATCGGGCGCCGGCCGGTGCGTTTGCGCAACGCCAGCTTCCCCAAGCCGTTGGTTAAACCGGCGCGGCGCCCAAAATGTCCAAAGTTGGGTTCTCCGCAGCAGCGAGCTGGTCGATGCGCGCGGTCAGCCACCGGCCGCTGTCTTCGCGGCAGACGGTGATGTAGTCGTTCTCCATGCCGCCCTGCGCGACAACGTAGAGCACGCGGCAGGTGCCGATGCCGTCTACTTCAACGCGGAAGTTTTGGGGTGGCCAAGAGATCATTAAAAAGATGTGACGGCGCCCCACTCGTCTCGCGCGGTGAGGCTGGGCATCCCCGGAATGTCCGCGCGGCCACACCACATGAACCGCGACGAGAACCCGCTTGAGCCGTCAGATAAAGTCATTTTGCTTGTTTGCGCTTGCGCATCTCGGCGCACAAAGCGTCTGCCTTCTTCTTTGCCGCGGCGGCGACAAGTTTGCTGCGCTGCGTTTTTAGCAGCGTGATGGTCTTGTCGATCTCGGCAATTTCCGGTGTCATAATATCGTATTTACTCATAAATCGTGACGCGCCAGAGGCCGATTTGCGCGATGCTGTAGCCGAGCCAGATCAAGCCGTGCCAGTAGCGGTGCTGGATGAGGCCGAGGTCGATGGCGACGGCGAAGTAGATGAAGCCGACCAAGGCGATGAGGGCGCCGGAAGTCATCGGCGGGCTTTGGCGGTCTTGGCGGATACGCGGAAGGCTTTGGCGGTGGGCGCTCCGGCCGATCCGGGCTTGCGCATGCGTTCACCGCTTCCGGCGGCGATGCGGGCTTTTTTAGCGTGAATGTTTGCGTACAGTCCTGCGGGTTTTTTCATGGCTTGTTCTTTTTGATGGCTTCTCGGAAAAGGTATTGGATCAAGTAAGCGCCGGTCTCCTCGTCGCTGCTGGTGATGTGCTTTAGAAAATCTTGCACAACGTGGTACAGCTCATGGACGAGCGAGCCGGTGTCCGCGGCGTCTTCGATCCAAACGACCGCTTGGCTGCCGAGGCACATGGCCCAGGCGGCGTCTGAGTCGTCGGGCTGGTTGTCGGGGTCTTTGGGGTCGAGCTGGAGGATGTTCGCACACCGCCGGATCGCCGATAATTGCGGGGTTCCGCAATAGAACTCCACGACCAGACCAAAGGTCTGCTCTCGGACGACGAACCGGCGGGTGCGTTTCATTTAGGCGGCTTTTTTGAGGCGCAGGTTCGCGTAGTGGAGCGCGAGGCGAGCCTTGAAGTTTTCCCACAGCGGCTCCGCGGAGAAGATCCAAGACACCTCGAAGTCATCCGGTGACTCTTTGCCGATGCGAACGATCCCGCGGCGCTGGACCTTCATGTCCGGGCGATTCTCGTTCCAAAGCTGCTCGTAGCCGGCCAACTGGATCTTGTGCGCAGGGACGATGGCCTTGCTGGTCTTCCAGTCGAGCAACACGATCTTACCGTCCCGGTCGCGCGCGGGGGCGTCGATGGTGCCGCCGAAGAGGAACTCTTCGGAGACGAGCTGCACCTCCGGCTCGATGACGGTGAAACCTTCGCTGTCCCACCAGCGGCGGAAGTTGTTGTAGGCGATGGTCGCCTTCTCAACGTCTGCCGGGGAGAACTCGGAGAGGTCGGGTTCGTGGTTGTGCAGGAAGCACTCGATCATAAAATGCGCCACGGTGCCGATGTCGGCGGCCTTGTCGCGCACCTTGCGGTAATCCTGACCGTCCATGCCGAGCTTCCATGCCCAGTGGATGAGTCCGCTGCTGTCCTCGCCGATCTTGGCGATGGTTGAGGCGCCGGGAACGTCGGTGCCGTCTTTCAGCGGATACTTCTGGTGGGCGCGGGTCTTCTCGAGGCGTACGATTTTGCGTCCGCACTCAGTGAAGCGATCCGGCTCCACGGACTTGGCGGCTTTGGAAGGGGAGCGGCGTTTTGCCGCCCCCCTTTTGACTGTGGTGTTTTTCGCTGGCATGAGGGTTACCAGCTAATTTCCTCGTCGTCCGTGCCGGTCTTGCGAGCGGCGGGCTTGGCTTCGCTCACGTCGAAGCCGTAGGCGGTGGCGCTGCCGCCATCGCCCCAGGTAACGAGGTCATGCACCATGACAGCCTTGGGCTGCAGCGTGATGCCGGCGCCGAGCGTGCCGGTGTACCAGCAGTAGGGAACGACCGCGACTTGGATCTTGCTGCCGCCGCCGATGTTGTCGGTGATGATGTCGCCGGAGGCGTTGAAGAGCTTCGGTGCGCGGCTGTAGGTCTCGCCGGCTTTGTCTTTGCCCACGGCTTTGACCTTGAGCTTGAGCTGGACGAGACCGTCGTTGTCTTCCCACGGCGCGGCGTGGAGTTTGAGTTTGTCTTTTTTCAGCTCGGCTTTCTTCTCGGCAACAAACGCGGAGAAAAGCTCCTCGGCTTGTTTAATGAAAGGCTCGGCTTCCTCGGCGGTTAGCTCGAGGTTCACTTTGAACACTCCCACGTCGTCGAACTTGGTGTCGGGACGGTTGAGGTGAGGGTAGCGGGCGATGCCCACGGGTGTGGTTAGGGTTTTTGAGGCCATGTTATGTGGTTGGTTGTTGTGTTTTCGGTTGGATAGGAAAGCTGGACTCGCGCATGAGGTGACAGAAGTCGCGCAGCGTGAGGGTGACGAGCGTGTCGCAGTGGTCGCGGCGGTGAACGACTGCGGAGTTTTTGTATTTGCCCGGGCCGAGGTCTTTGTTGGCGTCGCGGCGGGCTTGGCAGATGGCCGCATCAAGATCCAGACGCGCACGGCCGTGGCGCTTGCATTCAAAGTGCCAGTCCGGCAAGCAGGGCACGATCACGTCGGGCGCGGACACGCCCCAAGCACCTTGCGAGACTTGCGCGCCCCGCTTGGCCGGAAATCCTTCGGCGGTCAATGCCTTGGCAACTTCGCGCTCGAAGCTGGCGCCTTTTTGGCGGGAGTTGATCATTCGTTGAGTGCCTCCCATAATTTCGGCGATGGCGCGTAGACCGAGCCGTCGCTGTCGCTGGTGCGGCCAACTGGTGCGGTGCCTTCAAAGCGGGTGAGCGAGGGGCGCCAAGTGAGGTTGAGCGTGCCGGTGCGGCCGGCGCGGTGCTTGGCCACGATCAGCTCGGCGTCTTGGACTTCCGGTTCCTCGTCTTGCACGGCGTAGTAGGCGGGACGGTGGATCAAGCAAACGATGTCGCTGTCCTGCTCGATGCTGCCGCTCTCGCGGAGGTCGCTAAGTTTTGGGCGGTTGTCGCTGCGGTTTTCGGCTTGGCGGTTGACCTGGGCGGCGGCGACGACCGGAATGCCTAACTCCATGCTCATCGCTTTGAGGCCGCGGGAGACGAAGCCGACTTCGTTTTCGCGGCTTTGGGCGCCGGAGTGACTGACGAGCTGC